GTTGTTACCAGAAGGTGCTGATTCAACTTTAGTATCTCGTGTTTCAGTAGACACTTTAACAAGTAAAACTTTAACTAGTCCTAAAATTGGTACAAATATTTTAGATACTGGTGGAAATGAATTACTTGTTTTAACAGCTACAAGTTCTGCAGTAAATGAACTTACTTTAGCAAATGCGGCAACAGGTGGAGCACCTAAATTCACAGCATCTGGGGGAGATAGTAATATAAGCATAAACCTTATTCCCAAGGGAACAGGTGAAGTACAGTCAAATGGAGTAGGTTTAGCAACAACAGGAAAAGCTATTGCAATGGCGATCGTTTTCGGATAATATTAACAAATAGGAATAAAAAATTATGGCAAATCCAAATATAGTAGCAGTAGCAACAATCAAAGGAGAATCAGTTGGTTTTAATATGGCGGCTAACGTCACAACAACTTTACTAACAGTATCTTCAAACGTTGTTTTAAAAGTAAACAGAATTCAATGTGCTAACGTAGATGGCACAAACGCAGCTAACTTAGATTTATTAGTAACAAAAGCTAACTTTACATCAGCAGGTGTAACTAACTTTGATACTTCAGGAAGTTTTTATTTAGCAAAAACAATTTCAATTCCCGCAGATGCTACACTTGTAGTATTAGATACACCTATTTATTTAATGGAAGATGATGTTTTAAAAGGCGGAACAGCTGCAACAGGTGATCTAGATTTAATTATATCATACGAAGTAATCAACGACGCATAGGGGGTAATCAGCTATGGCTAATGGCGGAATTATCGGACCAGTTAACACAGTTAACTCAGCACAGTGTGTAACAGCAAAGACAACTACATTTAATTCATCAGGAACTTTTACAGCGCAGGCTACATCTAATGCAGATTTTTTAGTTATAGCTGGCGGAGGCGGTGGTTCACCTAGTTCTAATAATGGTGCAAATCTATCTAATGGTGGTGGAGGTGGTGGTGCTGGTGGTTTTCGTGCATCAGGACCTTTCACTCCTTCTCCTTCTAATAGAAGTTCTGCAGTTCCCGTAGTATCGGGAACACCTTATACAATAACAGTTGGAGGAGGTGGACCAGGAGGTGGAGGATCTGGTCAAGCTGCTACTAGGAATGGTGGTAATTCAATATTTTCAAGTATAACATCTAAAGGTGGTGGTGGTGGAGCATCCGATGAAGGAAGTTGTGCCGGTGCCCCTGGTGGATCAGGTGGTGGTGGTGGTGGTCCTCAAAACAGTAATAATGGAGGTGGAACAGGTAATGCTCCTCCTACAAGTCCTGCTCAAGGAAATCCTGGTGGGCCCGGTGGTGGTGAAGGTGGTGGCGGTGGTGGAGCTGGTGGAGCAAATTCTAATGCACCTGGTGGAGCAGGTTTAGCAAATACAATTTCAGGTAGTTCAGTAACAAGAGCTGGTGGCGGTGGTGGTGGAGCTGGAGGTGGTGGTGGTGCTAGTAATGGGGGATCAGGTGGTGGCGGAGCCGGTGGTGCTCCAAATTCTGTTGGTGCTGCTGGAACAACTAATACAGGTTCAGGTGGTGGTGGAGCTGGTGGAGGAGGTAGTAATACTGCTGGATCAGCAGGTGGACCAGGTTTAGTAATTATTAAAGAACCTGCAGTATCTATTCCAGCAAGCGCTCCAGGTGTTTGGTCAATGAACACAGTATATGATTTCGTAAAAAGTAACAATTGGGTTTCAGCTCCCGCATTTATTTCAGCAACAGGTGGTACAATTTCAGAAAGTGGTAATTTTAGAATTCATACATTTAACTCATCAGCAACTTTTGCTGTTACAGCAGCTTTTGGTAAACCAGCCGCAGAATCATCGGCAGATTGGTTAGTCATTGGTGGAGGTGGAGGTGGTGGAACAACTATAGCTGGTGGTGGTGGAGCTGGAGGATATAGAGAATCTCCAGGAACAACTACAGGTTCTTATACTGTTTCTCCAAGAGCAGGTGGTTCGGCTGTTGCTTTAACAACTCAAAGTTATACAATTACAATCGGTGCAGGTGGAGCAGGTGCTAGTTCAGGTGGTACAAATGGAACACAAGGTGCAGTTTCAAGTGCATTAAGTATTACATCAGCAGGAGGTGGTTTTGGTGCAGGAGCTACACCACAAACAGGTGGTCCGGGTGGTTCAGGTGGTGGTGGTCCGGGTTGTGCAGGTCCTGCAACAGGTGGTACAGGAAATACACCTCCCACAAGTCCCGCTCAAGGAACTAATGGTGGTACAGGAAGACAAACTCCAGGTTGTCGTGGTGGTGGTGGCGGTGGTGGAGCAACAGTTGCAGGTAGTCCAGGTGCTTCTCCTTATTCAGGTGGTGCTGGTGGAGCTGGTGGAACAAGTTCAATTAATGCAACCCCAACTGCAAGAGCAGGCGGTGGTGGTGGAGCAGGAAATGGTAATGCTCCCTTTAGAGGTGGAGCCGGTGGAGCTGGTGGTGGAGGAACTGGTGGAGGAACTCCAAGTCCAGGCGGTAATTCAGGAACAGCAGGAACAGCAAACACAGGTGGTGGAGGTGGTGGAGGTGCAGGCAGTAACCCTAGTTCGTCAGCAGGTGGTGCTGGTGTTGTTGTTATTAGATATAAATATCAATAATTGACAATAGTAATAAAAAATATATAATTAGATTTTAAGGAGATAAATATTATGGCACATTTCGCAGAACTAGATGACAATAATGTAGTACTAAGAGTAGTAGTAGTTAGTAACGACTGCGTACCTTCAGACGAACACATAGATGGTGAAACATGGTGTGTTAATTTTTTTAAAACTCCAAATTGGAAACAGACTTCTTATAATCATAATTTTAGAAAACAATATTGCGGGATAGGTTTTACTTATGACTCTGCAAAAAATAAATTTATAAATCCAAAGCCTCATGCTTCATGGTCATTAGATTCTAATGATGATTGGCAATCTCCAGTAACTTATCCAACAATTACAACTTATGAAGATGGAACATATACGCAAGCAGAAGTAGATGCAGACGTATTTCCAGAAGGACATGCACAAGCAGGTCAAAGATGGTTTGGTTTTGTAGTAGGGGATGTAAAACATTCTTCTTATATAATTACTTGGGACGAAGCAGGTCAAAAATGGACTGCAGAAGATCACGAAGATCCAAAAAATAATTTCAATTGGGATGCATCAGCACTAGCTTGGGTATCCGCATAAGGAGAACTAAGATATGGCAAGTCCAACAAACAGCTCACAAAACGGCGGGATAATTGGAGTTAGTAATAATTTTATTGCTGAAGTAAAAACAATAATTACATCAAGTACTCCTTCAGCAGTTACAACTCAACCGACAACTTCATCTATTGACTACATGATAGTGGCAGCAGGTGCTGGTGGTGGTGGAGATGATTATGGTGGATTTTCTGGCGGTGCTGGTGGAGGTGGTGGATATAAAACAGCAACAAGTGTTTCAGTTACAGGTGGCGCAGCATTAGGTGCTGTTGTTATTGGTGCTGGTGGAAATGGATCTGGTTGTAGATCAGTTACAGGTGCAGCTGGTGGTGTTTCTTCTTTTGTAATAGGTGGTTCTACTGTTACAGCAACAGGTGGTGGCGGAGGTGGTTCTAGAAATACACCTTCAGGAGCTCAATATGGTGGACAACCCGGCGGGTCAGGTGGTGGTGCTGGTCAAGCTGATAGTTGTGCACAATCTCAAAGATTTGGATCAGGTGTATGTGGTCAAGGTTTTCCAGGAGGAAGAAGTTTATTTCCAGGAGGAAGCCCAGGCGATTCTGGCGGCGGCGGTGGCGGCGGTGGTGGAGCAGTAGGTGGTAATGGATTAAATACTTCAAATCCAGCAGGTGGAGCCGGAGGTGCAGGTATTCCATTTGAAGGTGTAACTTATGCAGGCGGTGGTGGTGGAACAGGTTATAACACTAGCGGAGCAGGTGCACCAGGTGGAGGAGGAAATGGAGCTAGATATCCAAGTTCCTCTCCTACGACAACTGCAGGAACAGCAAACACTGGCGGTGGTGGTGGTGGTGGTGGTGGTGGAAGTCCTAAACCAGGTGGAAATGGTGGATCAGGTGTAGTAATTATAAAACAACCTGGAGGCGCGCCAGGTGTTTGGTCAATGCAATCGTTATATTCAAATGTTAGAGCAGGGACTTGGACTAACTAGTAATTGACAACTTTATAATAATATTTTATATTATTTTTGAGAAGACATATGCAATTACAAAATTATTACTATTGGTTTAAAGATGCCATACCTCATCATGTATGTGATGACATTGTGCGTTATGCAAAATCTATTCAAGATGAAATGGCAGTTACTGGTGGACTAGGCAATAGAAAATTAAATAAAAAAGAAGTACAAGATTTAAAAAAGAAAAGAGATTCAGATATAGTTTGGTTAAACGAACGTTGGATTTATAATGCAATCCATCCCTATATTCATGCAGCTAATAAAGACGCTAATTGGAATTTTGAATGGGATTTTTCTGAGTCATGTCAATTTACAAAATATAAAAAAGGCCAGTACTATGATTGGCACTGTGATAGTTGGGATAGACCTTATCATAAACCAGAAGATCCTAACTCACATGGTAAACAAAGAAAATTATCTGTAACTTTATCTTTATCTGATGACAAAGATTATAGTGGTGGAGAGTTAGAATTTGACATGAGAAATCTTGATCCAGATAAGAAAGCCAACACCCATGTATTAAAAGAAATAAGATCTAAAGGTTCTTTAGTTGTATTTCCTTCTGATGTATGGCATAGAGTTAAACCGGTTAAACGTGGTGTTAGACATAGTCTAGTAATTTGGAACCTCGGATCGCCATTTAAATAGGAAAGATATGAAAAAGAAAAAGAAAAGAATTAAAAAACCTAACTACCCTAAACAATTAAATAAAGAAGATTATTTTAAATGTCCTATATGGTTTGCAGATGCTCCAGAATTTGTTAATGAAATAGATAAAGCGTCAGATAAATATATAGATGAAGCTAAAAAAACTCTTCAACCTGATATAGATAAACTCAACAAAACCAATAAAACTAAAGGAGATCTTGGTAGTGTTTATCATTCAACTACTTTGATAGGAGACCCTAAATTTAAAACATTGACAGATTATATAGGTGCAACATCTCAAAATTTATTAATGGAAATGGGTTTTGATATGTCTGGTCATGAATTATTTACTACAGAAATGTGGGTACAAGAATTTGCTAAAGATGGTGGTGGACACCATACATTACACACACATTGGAATGGACATATGTCAGGTTTTTATTTTTTAAAAGCTAGTGACAAAACATCTATGCCTTTGTTTGAAGATCCAAGAGCAGGTAATGTTATGAATCTTTTACCTGAATTAGATAAATCAAAAGTAACATATGCAAGTTCAGCAATTCATTACAAAGTAAAACCAGGTCGAATGATATTCTTTCCATCATACATGCCACATCAATACATTGTTGATATGGGTGTTGAACCGTTTAGATTTATTCATTTTAACTGTCAAGCCATACCCAAAGGAGTATTAAATGTCGTTCAAGAAAAATAAATATAAAGTATTAAGAGGAGCTATATCTCCTGATGTATCGGAGTTTATCTACACTTACTTTTTAAACAAGAGAACAGCAGCAAGATTTTTATTTGATCAAAAATATCTATCACCCTTTAATACAGAGTATGGTGTGTGGAACGATGAACAAGTTCCTAATACTTATTCACACTATAGTGATATGGCAATGGAAACCTTACTGGGTATGCTAAATAAAAAAATGGATAAAGAAACTGGACTAAAGTTATGTCCTACTTATTCCTACGCAAGAATTTATAAAAAAGGAGATATCCTAGCTAGACATAAAGATAGATATTCATGTGAAGTATCTACTACGTTGAATCTGGGTGGTGAGCCATGGCCAATCTATTTAGATCCAACTGGAAGAAAAGGACAAGCTGGAATTAAAATAGAACTAGAACCAGGAGACATGTTAATTTATTCTGGTTGTGATGTAGAACATTGGCGAGAACCTTTTGAGGGTAAAGATTGTGCACAAGTATTTCTACATTATAATAATGTAAAAGGTAAAGATGCTAAAGCTAATCTATATGATAAGAGACCTTTGTTAGGTTTACCTGCATATTATAAAGGCTTTACAGTCCCAAAAAAGTAATATATAATTTAGACTTGTAAGGGGAGGACCCACCACGAAATCCCCTTGCTTTAACCTATTGAACTACACTAAAATCTGATATACTGTTCGATAAACAGGATTTTATTTTATGTTAGGATTTTCATCATTTGCAGAATTACCATTTGCTACCTCATCTGAATCAGATGGAGCAGTAACAATTAGTGTTACAGGTAATGCTCTACAAATTAGTATTGGTAATGTAGGTATCACAGCCGATTCAATTGTTGAAATTGCAAACCCCAATAGATTAACTTTAGGTGCGGGAACTGTAACAATTACAGCAGATGCTAACCTTTCTGTTACAGGAAATGCTACTACATTAAGTATTGGAACTGCTATAGCTATTGCAGACATTATAATACCTGTAACTGGAAATGCATTGACCTTAGCAACAGGAACTGTTACAGTAACTGGAACAGCGTTAATAAATCCTGCAGGATCTCAATTAGTTGTAGATTCTGGAGAACCAGGAATTATTACTTGGACTAAAATTATTCCCGGTGTAAGCATGACTTGGACAAAAATAGAACCTTATTAATATGGCATCAACTTATTCAAACGATTTAAAATTAGAACTTGTAGCAACTGGTGAAAAAGCTGGTCTATGGGGATCTATTACTAATACTAACTTACAAATTTTACAACAAGCAGCTTCAGGTTTCTTA